TCAAGGTGTCGGGAGTTCGAATCTCTCTTGGGTCACCATACCATTCAAATTCGAACTCTTTACTCTTACAGGATTCTGCAGGAGTGGGAGTTCGTTTTTGTAATTATACTGAATTTCAATGTAGTCATCATAGACTATCACGCAGCGGACGAGCGATGAGAGCAGGATGCTCTTGTACTTGTCCGCTGTTTTTATTTTCTGGGCGATTGAGTAAAAGAAAAATTCAATATGCTTTTCCGTCAGCTTTGACTTACCGGATAATAATTCTTCGCGAGAAATGGCCTCATTTAGCTCTGTGAGGCGTTTCTCATACTCTTTAATATGATTTGTTATGGTGACGGAGATAAGGCCGCTCTCGACCGCCTGCACGCAATTTTTAAGCTTTTTATTTATCTCTGCCGCCTGATTCTTCAGAGATTGAACGGTCAGAGATTCTTTTTGCTTCTTCTGCGCTTCGACTGCCTGCCGGGCGATTGCATGAACAGCTTCCTTACTGGACAAGATTCTGGTGGTAACAGAGCAAACAAGCTCTTCCAGTTTATCGGCTCTGATGTTCCTGGCTGTGCATCCGTCTTTCTTCAGGTGCTTCGTGCAGGCATAGTAGTAATAGGTATTTTTGTACTTCGACGTGCCGGATGTGCCGACCATGTTAGAACCACACTGACCGCAGAAAAGTTTTCCGGTTAGAAGGAAATTTTCACTGCATACTTTCACATGATTATTCTTCCTGTACTGCAAGGTCTTCTGTACGGCTTCGAAGGTCTTTCTGTCAATGATTGCAGGAATAGCGTTCTCTTTCCGGATGTGGTTCCAGGTATAAGTGCCAATATACTTTTCATTCCGAAGAATGGTAGTTAGACTGCTTTTTCCAAAGGGGCGGCCGGTTGATGTGCGGCAGTTGGCGGCATTCAGCTCATTGATGATTCCGGTAGGCGTGCGGCCATCCAGCACCATCTGATAAATCCGCCTGACTATCGGCGCTCCGGCTTCATCAATGACCAGGTGATGATCTGCATCCAGCTTATAGCCTAACGGAACAAGTCCGCCTGACCACTTGCATTCCAGAGCATTTTCCGTCATCCCTCTCATTACATTTTCGGCCAGCTCGGCGCTGTAGTATTCAGCCATTCCTTCTATGACAGATTCAAGCAGAATGCCGGATGGATCATCAGCAATATTTTCCATTGCACTGACAACGTGCACACCATATTTTTTCAATTTATGCTTGTATTTGGCCGAATCGTATCTATTCCTGGCAAAGCGGTTCAGCTTGTATACCAGTACAACGTCAAAAGCTTGCGTGGCGGCTGCCTGAATCATCATCTGGAACTCCGGGCGCTGGTCTGACCTTCCGGTCATTGCGCGGTCTGCATATGTGTGAACGATGACAATATTATTCCGGCGGGCATAGTCTTCACAGACACGAATCTGGCCTTCAATCGATTCCTCACGCTGACGATCCGAAGAATAACGTGCATATAACACAGCTTTAATTGGTTGATTTGCTTCTTTTTTAGGCATAGTAAAAGGCTCCTTTTAATAGACAAAGGAGGCCGAAATGATATAATTAAATATATATAATCGACCTCCGAGCTGGTGGATTATATTATGCAGTAAGGTACTGGTAATGCCTGGCTGCACTCCCCTATCGTATCTCCAATGCGGTAGGGGATTTTTATTTAGTTTTCTTTGACTTTATAACGATGAATATAATTTTCAGGTAATGCCGGAGCAATCCCTTTTTCTATGATGGTGGCAATCAGATCCTTCTTCAATCCTTTAGTGGGCAGACCGGCATCAGCAAGGATTTTCTGCAATTCCGGTTTATGCAGTTTTTTCAGCTCAGTTTCATTGGAAGCGTCAACAAGGTGGGCATAATTTCCCGGATCCACGAAATCCCTTATAAAATCCTCTTTGGTATAGCTATCCGGCTTTTCGTCATACAAGTATTCATATGAAATTCCGCCTGCATAGACCTCTGCTTCATAAAGGACCGTTTTCACAAACAGGTCTTTTGATGGTCCAAATAAGGACTTCACAATAGGAATGGTTTTTCGCTTCATGGTATCCAGCATGATCAGCGCACAGGCCCTGGCATCAGATAATGAATCATGATGGTCAAGGCTTATGTTGAGATGTTTACATATGGTATCAAGCTTATGATTTGGCAAACCCCTATAGGTATATCTGGCACTTTGCAGGGTATCAGCAAAAAGCAGGGGATTATCCAGAGCAATGCCTTCCGTTTTCGCAGTATGCAGCAGGCAGCCCATATCAAATTGGGCATTATGCGCCACCAAAACATATCCTTTGATGAAATCATGAAAAGCAGATTCATAGAACTCTTTGAACGTCGGAGCGGTGCGGACCATTTCCCAGGTGATTCCATGGATCCGTGTGTTCGTGAATTTTATCTCAGGCGGTTTAATCAGGGAAGTGATGCTGTCTACAATCTTGCCATTCTCACCCTTGACCGCAGAAATACTGCAGATTGAATAAGGCTGTGCATTGGCTGTTTCCACATCGAACGCCACGAAGCCGTCAATCGGAACTTTGTATTTATTGGACACAGGAAGGCTTACCCTGGCAAAACCATTGGATTCAGGAAGCCGGAACGGAGCCAGTTCTAATGACGTCATAGGAGCTTCTGCCTCAAGCTGCGCTCTCCGCTTCTCCTTTCTCTTATGAATGTAACGCCATACAACATAGATGATGATAATTAAAATCAAGCCACCCATAATTCCACCTTAATCCCCTTTCTTCAGCTGGATAAACTGCTTTGGAACTCCACGGCATCTTGCCAAATCATATAGAGAGCAGTCTTCATGATCTGCAAGGTATTCATCATTCAGAAGCAATTCCACAGCAAATTGATTGGCCACATGCTCTACCCTGCTGGCGTTAATGCTCATTGTGTAGTTTTCAGCCATTGCGTATTATCATCCGGAGTGCAAAGCGCATGCCCTAATTCATGTGCACAGACGAAGTTCAGTAAGTCAGAAGGCGTGCGCTTGTCATCAATAATAATAAATTTTGACCTTTTGTATTTTAAGTAGTTCCCTAGTTTTCCGCCTAAATCTCCATATATGATATGGATGTTTCTAGCCTCCGCCAGTGCAAACGGATCATCAGTTTTATATCGGCGGATCAGCAGGCGAACCTTCCGCTGTATTTCCATACTATTCAATCCTTCCGGTACTTTTTAGGCGTATATTTCTTCTTTGCAATCTTTTTAGCCTGGATCATTGCGGCCTTAATGGTGGCAGTGAATGCTTCAATGTCTTCAATGTCGGCGCCATCTTCATAGGCAGCAGAGGAAACGGAATTCATCATATCTTCCAGATCGGATTCAATCTCACGTTCATCCTTATCTGTAAGCTCCGGTTCTTTGTTGCTATTCAGGAAATCCGGTGAAAAACGTGGATCAATGTCTGATTTCTTGACATGCAATGCATCTGCTATTTTCTGCACATTGCCGGCATTAGGCGTTGAGCGCATTGAAAAATATCCGGATATTGTTGAAACTGGAATTCCCGTCATTTCAGATAACTGATATTGTGTCATATTGGCACATAGTTTTTTCAGATTATTAGAAATCTGTTCACGCAATGATTTATCGAATTTAGAAAGCTTATTCCGTGGCATATTGCTTCTCCTTTCTGTCCGTCTTTAGCTACATTATAACGAATATAATCGTTAAAAACAAGGAACACAACTATCAAAAAACGCTAAAAATAGTTTTTATAGATTGACAAAACGAGTTTATTCGTTTATCATAAAGCCAATGAATGGAGGTGATAAAATGATTAAACTTACACTTGAGGCGGCAAGGATTAACATTGGATACACCCAGAAAGAGGCCGCGGAGCGGTTCGGAATGCATTACCAGACACTTGCAAAGCTGGAAGAAGATAGCACAAATGCGCCGTACAGTTTCATCCAGGCCATCCCGCGTGTCTACAGAATTTCTCCTGACAATATTTTTTTTGGTCGCAAAAACGAGTTTATTCGTTTATTGCAGACTGGAGACAAATTAGTAAACGCGTAAGAGGTGATTTCTATGGATAGCCTGCTTGATTACATCGCAAGATACGTCAATGAGCATGAGGCTGAATACCAGGAATGGCTTAAAGAGCAAAGGAGTGAGCAGGATGACAAGAGAAGAATTTTGGCAGCTGCAGAGCATTCAACATAAATTAGAAAGGCTCCGCCAGAGGGAACTTGCCGATTCCGGTGATACTTTCAAATCCATCATCTGGCGGAGCCAGTCCCACGGCGAAGTCGTTGCTTATGATAATGCGCTGGTACTCATTAACGAATTTCTGAAAGGACAGGTGAAATAAGATGCGTATGAAATGGAAAAATATTCTTGCAGTCATTGCCATTCCTGTTGCCATCGCTGCCGGGACTTATGCTTATGAGCCGCCCGCAGAGCTCATCGAATACCACGTTGAAGCAGACAGGGGAGATACCATTTGGAGCCTCTGCGCCAGGGTAGCAAGTGATGAGGACTGCATGGAGGAGCTTGTTTACCGGACAATGCATGAAAACCACATCAAGGATCCCGCGAACCTTCAGCCTGGTCAGTTAATCATCATCCATGTAAAGGATGTGAAGTAATGGAAACAAGGGACGTCATTGAACTCATCCTTGGCAGCATTGCCTGTCTGGCAGTTGCATTGGCAGGCATCAAGATTTCTGAAGCCTCCCACAAGCTTGATGCCACGCAGTACATGTGGGAGGAAGAACACAGAGAGAAAGAAAATGAGAAAGATGAAATTCATTGATTTTTTGAAAGTCCGGCTTTCTGCCGCTCAGGCCATGGCGGATGCAGAGAAAGGCACCATTGTAGAAGCCTACTGGTGCGGGCAGATTGATGCCTATCTGACTGCCATCGCTGAATTCGAGTCAAGAAAAAAGCCATGCCATCGTGGAAGGATGACACGGCTCATAGCAAGAGTTTGCGGCTCTTGCCAATATTGTACCACAGAAAAGAACGGTGATAGAAATGGATAAAGATGCAATTTCTAACGACAACAACAAGAAGCTCTACGTTTTTGAACTTCTCAAGAAAATGTGTTACGGCATCGAAAGCGATGTTGTAGACATGAAAGAATTCTACGACGAATCCGGAGCCATTGAATCCGTTCAAATCAAATATAACAGCGGATTCACCAAGACAGTCAGCGTATCCGGGGACTCCCCGCTTGCCATGGTGGTAGACATCATCAAGATGGGCCATTTGGGATAGGAGGTACACGATGAGTCCACAAGACGTTGTAAACGATACAATCTTTCTTCTGAAGGTGAAAAGCCTCAATGAATTCCACTTCGCGATTCTCTATGAGCCCAGCAGGGGGCATCTGATTTCAAAGCGAATGGCGGGTGTCGCTGAGGGGATGTGGAAATATCCACAGAATACCGACCACCATGTATTGGACATGCTGGAAGGGAAACGCTTCACTATCTATTTCTTCCCTGCTTACCAGAAAGGAAAGCAGAAAGGAGAACTGAAGGTTGAAGGATGCAAGTGGGTTGATAGTTTCAGGACACTTCCTGAAGCAATTGCAACACTGAAAAATATGATTGCTAAAGATTTTTGCGAAATCATTGAATCAAGACCGGAAATCGGTGTAGGAGGTCAATCATGAAGAAAATCATAATCATTATTAATGGAGAAGATGTTTCTGTGGAAGAAAAAGGTTCCCTGGCACAAGTTGACCGCCTCACCGGGCTGGCAGTTCTGGCGCAGGAAATCAGGAAAGGAAGCACGGTTTCTGCAAAGACTACCGATGCGCGAATTAATAAAGCTGTTTCCCGCGCCTTTGCGGAACAGCTGGTGAAAGGAGTGGACTGATCCATGAAATGGAATGCTGAATTGGTTCTGACCGTAGATGAAGGCAAAGACCATGATAAATGGCTGGCCATGCGTAATATCGGGATTGGCGGCAGTGATGCAGGCGTCATTATGGGCCTCAATCCTTACAAATCTCCCTTTCAGCTGTGGATGGAGAAAACAGGTCAGGCAGAAGCGCCTGACCTGTCCGGAAATCAGGCCGTGTATTGGGGATCTATGAATGAAGCCAACATTGCACGCTGGTTCACGGAAGACACGGGCAAGAAAGTGGAACGATGCGGCACTCTTCGGAGCATTGAAAATCCATTCATGATTGCGAATGTGGACAGAAAGGTTGTCGGAGAGAATGCCGGTCTTGAAATCAAGACTGCAGGCGTCAGCCAGTACAAGAAATGGCAGGATGACGACGTTCCTGATTCCTACTATTGCCAGTGCCTTCATTATATGGCTGTCACAGGAGCGGATGCCTGGTATGTCGCGGTTCTGCTGGGCGGGAATGAAGCCTTGTGGAAGAAAATCAACCGGAATGAGGCAGACATTGCAATTCTGACTGAGGCCGAGAGAGCCTTCTGGGACCTTGTGCAGAAAAGAACGCCGCCTGCCATTGATGGATCAGAAAGCTGTGCTTCTGCTCTTCGTGAAATCTACCATGAAGGCAAGGATGAAGAAATCAGCCTTGACGGATTTGACCAGCTCATTGATGAAATCAACCAGGATACGGAAACCATCAACAAGCTGAAAGAGAATATTCAGCTTCGTAAAAATAAGATCATGCTTGCCATGGGCCATGCAGAACGGGCTGTCACTGCCAATCACAAGATTACATGGAAGGCCGGCAAGCCCAGGGAAACAGTGAGCCTTGCGAAAATCAAGAAAGGCAATACCGATATCTATGAAATGCTGAAATCAAAGAACCTTATTTCCGTTTCAGAGACACCCCGCATTTTACGGATCCGGTGATTCTTATGCTTAACATCTCAGTCATCGTTGTTTATTACGATTGGCACATGGAAGATATACGTACCCGTAACGATACAGTGCGGATATTCCATAGCCATAAATCAGTCAATGAATATATCCGGAGACATCGCCTTGACCGTAGGTTTGGCGTCTCCAGCATTGTTGAAATCACATCAGGAATTAACCAGGGAGGTAATGAATATGAATACTAAAGCTGGTTTGGCGAAGAGAACGGCTCAGGTGGCCGCGCAGCAGAAAGATACCAGTCTGAAGGGATTGATTCGCAGTATGGAGCCGGAAATCAAGAAAGCGCTCCCATCCGTGATTACTCCGGAAAGATTTACCAGGATGGTTTTCACGGCTCTTTCCAGCAATCCGGTTCTGCAGGAATGCACCCCGCAGAGTTTTCTCGGTGCGATGATGCAGGCCGCACAGCTGGGACTTGAGCCCAATACTCCTATCGGCCAGGCGTATCTGATTCCGTACAGAAACCACGGCCGCGAGGAATGCCAGTTCCAGCTCGGTTATAAAGGATTGATTGATTTAGCCTATCGCTCCGGAGAAATCAAAGACATCCAGTCCCATGAAGTCTATGAAAATGATGTGTTTGAATATGAGTTCGGACTTGAACCGAAACTGAAGCATATTCCGTCTAAAACAAACCGCGGTGAAGTCATTCTTTATTATGCAGTTTTCCATATGGTCAATGGCGGCTATGGCTTCGAAGTCATGAGTAAAGAGGATATTATCAACCATGCCAAAAAGACCAGCCAGGCATACAGCTCTTCTTTTTCTCCATGGAGCAAGTATTTTGATGAAATGGCGAAAAAGTCGGTCATTAAGAAATGTTTGAAATATGCACCTATCAAGACTGATTTCGTCCGGGCCGTGGCAACTGATGAAACCATCAAGTCCCATATTGCAGAAAACATGACTGATGAGCCGGATGAAACCATAACCATTGATTCCGAACCTTCCACAGAAGATGCCGGCTCTGAAAATGTAAATCCGGAAACCAGAGAAGTCATTCCTGACCAGGAAGCGGTGAAATAAAGGGAGGCAGCTATGGAAACAACAAAACAAATCATCATTTCCAGGGTAAAGCTCGTGAAAGGCAGTATCCAGATTGACTATGAAAAACATCGTGATAACTACTGGGATACCTTGCGGCTGACATCAGAAGAAAAGGCAGCACCGGAATTCTATGATGCTTTTCTGAATCTGGACAGCCATATTTCCAACATCATGTCTTTCACTGGAGAAGTCATGGTACATCGTATCAGTCCTAATGAAGTGGTTCTGGCTTACGGCTCTTCCGGACAATTATCGGTGAAGTTTGGCTTCAATCTCTATCTGCCGCTTTCCGGCGAATACGTTTTTGTCGTGACGCCAGCTCTCAAGGAGCCGCCATCTACCATGAAGAACCCTACCGGTGCAGAGCATACGGACTTTCTTGCTAACCAGACGTGGGAAGCCGTACAGCATCTGCTGGATGAAACGGAAAAGTACATCAACGGCAGCCGCGCCCAAATGAATTTGTTTGAACCTGATACCAAATAATCCTTAAAAGGAAACAAGGCAGTAAAAGAAAATTGAGTATTTTCGGGTAGCCGGGGCTGATGGTTCAGCCCTTATGGCTATCTCTGGAGGTGATTAAATGGAAGGGTACATCCGGCTATGGAGGTCCATCGCAGACAGTCCGGTCTGGACGTGCAGTACAGCCAATCAGAAAGTGGTCTTAATAACCATCCTGCTTCATGTCAGGTGGAATTCCATCCGGTGGGATGTACTGGGAAAAGAGTTCACTATCGGGCCAGGGGAAATATTCACATCCATCCGAAAATTGGCCGATATGGCAGGGGTGACACAGCGAGTTGTAAGAACGGCGTTAGACAGGTTTGAATCGGTCAACTTTTTGACACGCAAGGTGACACACCAAGGAATGCTGATTTCAGTAGTAAATTGGGGCAAATATCAAGGGTTATGTGATTTAGGTGACACACCAAGTGACACGAAAAAGACACGCCGAGGACACACCCATGACACACCAAAGCCAAAAAATGACACAACAATAAGAAAGAAAGTACCACAAGAAGGTAAAGAAGGTAAGAAGGTAATACCCCCTATATCCCCCAAAGGGGGAAAGGGCGGGGTGGTTCCCCTCTTCGAGAAGTTTTCCGGTGACAATCAGGAACTGCTCTCCGCTCTCAAGGAATGGCAGGAGATGAGAAAGCGGATGAAGAAGCCGCTGACAGAAAAAGCGGCTGAACTCAATCTCAAAGATTTGCAGAAGCTTTCAGGCGGCGATGAGCGGCAGATGGCGGCCATCGTATTGCAGAGCATTAAACACGGGTGGCAGGGGTTCTACGTTTTGAAAGAGGCGCAGACCCCGCGGGCCGCTCCGCAGAGTAGTCAGAACATGGAGGATTTTATAGATGGACTCGAACAATTCAAAAGTTCCCTCCCCACAGACAATAGCCATTGGGATGCTTAAAGCGGCGTGGCCCAAGTTTACGGACCAGCAGGCAAGGCTCTATCTGCTTATGACGCAGGACATCCCGGAGCCCGTCCTGGTGAAGGCTATCGAAGCCCTCATCAAGGAATCGACATTCCTCCCGACGGTGGCGGAAATCCGGAGCCGTGCGGAGGCCCTTTATAAGGCCGCCCAGGGCGAGGAGCCGCCGGACGCCGGCAGGGGATGGGGCGAAGTGGTTCGGGAAATCTCCCGCACCGGCTATTATTGCAAGCCGAAAATCAGGGACCCCACGGCGGCGGAGGTGGTCCGGCGGATGGGATGGAAAGAAATCTGTTCCTCTCCGGCGGATGAGACCGGCGTCTTACGGGGCCAGTTCATGAAGATGTACGCAATGCTGCAGGAGTCAAGAAAGGAAGAGCGCCATAACCTGGCGCTCCTGCAGGACGGCAAGGTGAAGGGCTTCATTGCTTCCCTCTCCGGAAGCATGGCCCTGGAAGGAGGTAAAGGATGAGGAATAAACGGAGGCGGAAGATGCGCGAAAGGAAGAGGGCGGAAAGGTTTGCAAAGACCCTTTTCAACTTTGCGTTTGCAAACTTTTCCGAAAAGTTTATCCGGAGGCTGAAATACGGCATTTATCCCGGCGTCCCTCTGCGGATGCGGGAGTACATCAGGGCCAGAAACAAGATTTCCGGACATCACAGAATCTGAAGGAGGAATTGATTATGACGAACTATGAAGCGATAAAAGCGATGGATAAAGATGAGCTGGCAGAATTTCTGGCAAGTATTATGGACGGCCAAAAGTGCCCCGCATCAGAAAAATTTTGCGACGGCCAGCGTTGTTGTGTTGATGCCATTCTGAACTGGCTGAATGCCGACTTGGACGACGAGCCGGGTGAAACATCTGACATGATTCATCATCCGGATCACTACACCTGGAAGGGCACAGAGTGTAAAAAAGTAATTGAACTTATGACCCGTGGTCTATCTGGAGCGGAAGCCTACTACATGGGGAACATCATCAAATACCTTTACCGCTACCCAAAGAAGGGCACGTTGATCAGCGACCTATCAAAGGCGGTAGAATACACGGAGTTCTTACGGGAATTGTTTGTGAAAGGGGGAGGGAAAGCATGAAACCAAACGCAGGAGCGAGAATTCTGAACGCTGACAGCTTTAAAAGTACTTGCACGAGTAATTTATCATGAACGGAAAGGAAACAGCTAAAAACGGCATTTAAAACGATTTTAGAAAAAACGGAGGAAAACGATATGAACACATCTATCATTCTTGGGCGTCTGACCAAGAACCCGGACATTAAAGTATCACAGAGTGGGATGACCATATCCCGCTTTACATTGGCTGTCAATCGTGGGTATAAGAAAGACCAAAAGCAGGAAGCAGACTTTATCAACTGCGTAGCATTTGGCAAAACGGCAGAAGCCATTGGTAACTATGTCTATAAAGGGCAGCGGCTTCTCGTGGAGGGCCGGATACAGACGGGGCACTATACCGACAAAAACGGCGAGACGAAGTACACAACAGAAGTCGCCGTGAACCATGCTGAGTTCGTCGAGAAACGTTCTGAAGGCTCAACACAAGGAATTTATCACGGAGACAATCAAAACGCACCTACGGGCGGATTTGAGCAAATGGGAACCGTAGTAGAAGACCCGCAGTGGATGAAACAGACGGAAATACCCTTTTAAGGAGGCATGAAAGATGAACGAAGCGATTATATTCTTCCTGGGAGCGATGGTCGGCGGAATGGTGGTTTCCGCGTTCTTTTGCCTGTTCCTGGTCAACAGGGAAAGGTAGCCGTAGAGCGGCGATGCGCAGAGCACCGCCGGAAAACATGTGAATAATCCTATAGAAAGGCGATGAGGCAGTTTGGAATTTATCGTAGAGGGAGATCCGCAAGGGAAAGCAAGGCCCAGATTCAGCCAGAAAAGCGGAACCGTTTATACGCCAGCGAAAACGGTCAGGTACGAAAGGCTGATTCGTAAAGCGTTCCTGGACGCCGGAGGGAAAACGATTCCTGCCGGCTGCTATGTAGCCATTACAGTAGATGCCTATTTCCGAATCCCAAAGTCATACACCAAAGGAAAACGCCTGGCATGTCAGCACAATGTCAATCGGCCGGCAAAGAAGCCTGACATTGATAATGTATTGAAAGCTGTCATGGATGCCTTGAATGGAGTGGCCTACGAAGATGACAAGCAGGTCGTAGAGGTAATCTGCCGGAAGTGGTATTCACAGAGTACCGGCTTTTTGAAAATAAGCGTACGAGAAGTAAAGGCTTGATACGGGCAAGGCGGAGCGTAAAAACTCCAGCCTTGTTTTCCGTGTTTTATAGATGGGAGGAGAAAGAATGCATCATAATGATTATGTGGATGCAGTAAAAGAATATCTGCGGAGGTACCGGGAATTTTCACAATATGTAATCAATGTGAAAACGGATATTACAGAATGTGAGGCGCTGCTTCAGCAGGAGGCGGCACCGGCTGCATCATCACTCTCCCCAACTGGCGGTTGCGGAGGCGGAGAAACTATTAGCCAGGAAGAACGGATCTATATGCAGCGGGAAGCCTTGAAGGAGAAAATCAGGAAGTACCAGGCAGATTTGCAACAGATTGAACCATTAATCAAAAGACTGAATCGGTCCATGGAATCCCTGGCATCCATCAATGAGACAGATGCTGTGATAGTGCGGGATAGATATATAGACGGGGCGTCTTGGGAAAGTACAGCACGTCATACCTGCTGCAGTGTTGGCTTCTGCCGCAAGAGGGCGAGAGAAGCTCTGAAGATGCTGACCAGCATGATATTTGGGCCTGATGCTATTCCGTTTCAAACGTCGCTAGTGTTCTTCAAAAAGCAGCAGAGGATATAGATTTTATTAGAAGAATTTTTATGGTATCATTTTAAAAGAGGTGATATCATGTCAATATTTGAAAAAATTGTGAATGATTTAAATAATTTGGATAGCAATGCCAATATAATGCTTTATTTTACACAAAAAAATAAGTTGGGATATACTACGTACATGCCAAATGTAAAAAACTCTTTGTCTTCAGAATTACTAGACTTAATTAGGGGAAATATTGAAGAATATGTATCTGCAGAAATGGCTGAATTCAATCCAACATCATATAGAGAAGGAGTAGTAGAAACCTGCAATATTGATTATGTAGGTAATTTTCAAGAGGTTTTGGATAGCTTTGCTGATCCTGACCATGTAGATACTGGATTAGATGCTAATGATTTAACGTTTTACTGCATTGAAATCGATAATGAAAAATTTGATTATAAGTTTTTTAGGAGAATTACCAAGTTTAGAAGGCTTTCATCTAAGGGGATTTTGGCGTGGTTCTCTGGGAATACGTTAAATAAAATGGAACAACAGATGCTAGGTCTAGACGGGTTTATTGACTTAGTATGTGTTGGAAATGATATTTACGTCTTCAATCATATTTCATTGGAGCGGATTTTTAGATTGGTAGAAAAATATAGCAATAAAGCAAAAGAGGCTTTACAAAAATTAAGAGATGCTGATGGCATTTCAAATTTTGATCAGTTTGAAGAAGATTGTTTAAGTGATCAGCGATACCACAAGACATTAAGTAAAATGATGGAGAACAATAATCAATTTGGGGATGTTTTCAACGATTTTTCTTCTATTAGGCAGGTTATAGATATGTTTGATCTGGACATTGAAATTGAAAAATGTGGTGATAAAACTCGCTTAAGATATGAGGATAAACACCAGAGAATGGATATTTTAAGGATTATCAATGACGCATATTATCGTAGCATTATTGGAAAAAGAAAAGGGATAGACGATAATTAGCATTAGTTATTTTAGAAGGAGGGAAATATGATAAAAGCCATTTTTGTTCGCTCTATAATGTTTATATCATCTTATTTCCCACTATATGTTTTATTACTTATATCACAAGGTAATAAGATAATGCAGGCACCAAACCGGTATTTATGGAGTTTTATAGCAACATTAAGTATATTGATAGTAATATCATTCCTTAGTGTCTTGCTTTTGAAAAATGTACCAATAAGCAATTATTGTAAACCAGTAAATGTCAAACGCCCAGATGACAAGGTAATGAATTATGTATTTACTTATATCATTCCTATACTGGGATTTTCATTTAATGATTTTTACTCGGTAATTGTAAATCTATTATTATTCCTTATGATATGGTTCTTATACATAAAGTTGGACTTAGTTTTTATCAACCCGTTGTGGAGTTTATTCGGATATATATCCTATGAATATGAGGGAGGATATATTATTACGAATATAAAGTATGAAGATATTATTAGAATAAAAGCGCCATTGCAGGGGTGTTACTTAACTAACCGAATTTTTTTGGCACATAAGTCTAATCTTCGTGGATAACTTTTTTTGCCGTGACACTTTCGTGACAGTTTTGAGCAGAAACGTGACTGATTCATGTACGATTTTTGTACAGAAAAAGCAGGAAAGGTGTGATATACTAATACCATCGAAAGCTGAAGACAAACGGGCCGTGCCATTAGGCATGGCTTTTCTGTTATATGGGCGCTTCGTACAGAGGTAAGTACACCGGTCTCCAAAACCGGAAAGGTGGGCTCAAGACCTGCAGCGCCTGCCATTCATTCTATTACCCCATAGGAAGTGAAAACCCCAATGCTTTTTTCATGCCCCTACTGTGGCCGGATGCACCCGGCTGGGTACGTTTGCCCAAAGAAGCCGAAGCACAAGTGGTATCGCAAAGTAAGAGGACAGAACGAAAGATTCAGAAGTTCAGCAGCATGGCAGAAGAAAAGGATTGAGGCCCTTGAACGTGATCACTACCTTTGCCGCATCTGCTTTGAGGATGACCATGTTATCAACAATGCAGGGCTTCAGATTCATCACATCACATCCCTTGATAGAGACTTTGAGCAGAGACTTGATACAAATAATTTAATTACATTGTGTCCAAAACATCATGAAGAAGCAGAACACGGCATCATTCCTGCCGAACGGCTCCGCGAGCTGGCGAAAATGTCCCCCCGGCTTCCGAAATTTGAGAGTTGACAATGGCCCTAGACCATACTGCCCTACCTCAATTCACACAAACTTTGATTTCTCAGGCGTTTTTTGGAAGGATTTATAATGCCAAACTATAAAATCACTCAGACAAAACTAAATAGAATGGCGAAAGAGATGCTTGAAACGGCCGATGCCTATGGGCTGACTGATGACTACCTCTTCATGACAACCTTCCGGAGATATACAACGCAGGTTGCGCTTGCGGAAGAGCTGCAGAAGAGCCTGGAAAAGGACGGCGTCCTTGTTACCAAGGAATATGTCAAAGGCCGGGCCAATATTTACACCCATCCCGGTATCAATTCCTATAACAGAGTGACCGACAGTGCAAACAAGACAGCACAGGCATTAAGTAAGATGCTGGAAGATGCCAGGAATAAAAAAGAAGAGGATCCTAAGAACAAGGCCATGCAGGATTCTTTACTGAAGGCTTTAAAGGGCTGACGTGGCATGCCCAGTGAGTACATTAAGAACCATCCTGCCTATCGCTATGCCAAAGCTATTGTTTCCGGAGATTTCACCAGCATGGCCATCATTCCGGAAATAAAGGATATATATAAGCCTCCCACCTACGTCATCAAGCAATGCCGTGACTTCCTACAGGTTGCAGACGGGGAAAATCCTGATTTCTGCATCAATGAGCACAAATGCCGGCAGATTGACGGGCTTCTGAAGCTCTTAATCATGCCGCGCGGTCTGCAATTCGGTAAACCACTCTATGAATGCACGGTCAGCTATCAATGGCTGTTCTATGTATCCGTTCTGGCTGAAGTGTATCGCTCTGATCCGGAAAAACGGCGCTATGAACGTGCGGTCCTTGAAATCTGCAGAAAGAATTTCAAGACCTACACGGTAGCGACTATTTTCATCATCCTTTTTCTTACGGAACCTCCATTTTCACAGTTTTTCAGTGTGGCACCGGACCGGGCACTGTCAAAAGAGGTCAAGGAAGCCATACAGAATACGCTGTCGGTTTCCCCTCTTGTATACTATGACATGCATGGATTGAAGCGGTTCAAGCTGCTTCGTGACTGCATCAAGTGCACACTGACACAGACCACCTACACGCCTCTGGCTTATGCCGCAAACAGGTTTGATGGCCGTCTGCCGAACGTCTTCCTAGCCGATGAAGTTGGCGCTCTTCCAAATAATAGCGCAATTGAGGCCATGGCATCCGGACAGCTGAACATCAAAAACAAGCTGGGCTGCATCATTTCTACCAAATATCCCAAAGTAAATAACCCATTTGAATCAGAAGTCGCTTATTCGAAGCGTGTCCTTGACGGACAGGTGGAGGATCAGGCGATTTTTTCGTTGCTGTATGAACCGGATCCGGAAATTGCCAAGGAATGGATTACTAATCCATTGGCAATGGCCCAGGGGAATCCTGCAGGCATCGAGATTCAGGAAATTTGGGATGATTTGAAGAAAAAGCATGCCAGGGCGCTAAACATTGAAGCCACAAAGACGAATTTCCTCACGAAGCACTGCAACATTATGGCATCCGGCACATATGACGGAGAATCCTACATTTCATTGGAGGATTTGCGTCGCGGAAAGGTTAAAGGCATCGACCTGCATGGCCGTGACGTCTATGTAGGCGTTGACCTTTCCATGACAAACGATAATACGGCGGTCAGTGTGATTTCCTACGATGCCAAAGCCGATGTGGTTGACTGCATCCCCATGGTTTTCATTCCGGCGGACAGGATTGAGGAAAAGACCAGGGCAGAAAGGGTACCTTATGCCGAATACATTGCAGATGGTTACGTTGTGCCGTGCGGCGATAGGACCATTGATTACAAAGTGGTTGAAGATTATGTGTTCAGCCTAGAAGAAAGATATGGCTGCAAGGTCAAGGCTCTGGGGTTTGACCGGTACAACTGTCTAAGTTCAGCACAAAAGTGGGAAGAAGGCGGCATTGATACTGTGGAAGTGAAACAGCATTCCAGCGTGCTCCACTCCCCTACTAAATGGCTGGCAGAGCTTATTGCAGACGGTAAATTTCATTATGAATCAGGGAACAAGATGGTTGAAATCAACTTTGAAAATGCCAAATGCGTTTATGACACCAACATGAACCGATATGTAAATAAGAAGAAGTCTAACGGAAAAATAGATATTGTGGCAGCCACAATCAACGCCATGTATCTATTGGAGCAGGATGTTAAACTCAATACTCCAATAACGTGGGGCGCACAATTTTAAGGAGGTGAAACAATGAGCTTACTAAGTTTTCTGGGATTTAAAAAAGAAGATGAAGAAAAGCGGTCTCTTGAAAATCCGGCTGAGACGCCTGCAGGATTGGCTGACCTTATCCAGGCAGATATCGACATGCGTGCCACCAGGGAAGAAGCTTTAACCCTTCCGGCTGTGGCATCCTGCCTGCAGTTTATTGCCGGTGCCGTTTCCGGAATGCCGGTAAGGCTGTATAGGAAGATGGAAGACGGCGGGAAAGAAGAGATTGATGACTACCGCACTCAGCTGCTGAACCGAGAAACCGGTGATACTTTGGACGCAGTGCAGTTCAAGCGGGCAATGGTAATAGATTACCTGTTAAACGGTGCCGGTTATGCTTTCGTGAACTGGAAGAGTAATAAAGTTCAGGCTATTAACTATGTTGCCTATGAAAATGTTTCCCCTGTAACCAATTCGGATCCTGTTTTCAAGGCGGTTAATTACTGGATTAACGGGCATCGCTATTATGATTACCAAATTTTACGCATTCTCAGGAACAGTGATGATGGAATGGAAGGCCACGGCATCCTGAAAGAGAACCAGGCACTTTTCTCCACCATGTTCAAGGCACTGAGATATGAGCACAGTACCATCGGATCAGGCGCTAAAAGAGGATTTTTAAAGTCCAGCAGGCATTTGGACAAAGATATTCTTAAAGCTCTCCGTCTGGCGTGGGCAAAACTATTTTCCGGGGATAACAGCGTGGTAGTGCTGAATGATGGACTTGATTTTCAGGAAATTGGCACAACAGCAACGGAAAACCAGCTGGTGGACAACAAAACCATCAATAATAACTCTGTTTATGCCATTTTCGGTATTCCCACAGGGCTTTTCAGTGATAATCCATCATCTGAAACCTATCTGCAGGCCATCCGGACAGCAGTTCTTCCGGTTGCCAGGGCGCTTGAAAATGCCTTGAACAAGTTTATGCTTCTGGAATCGGAGAAAGACAAGCTGTTTTTCACACTGGACAGCAGCGCAATTACGGAAGCCGACACCATGACACGGTATCAGTGCTATGAAATCGGACTTAAAAATTCCTGGCTCACTGTGGATGATATCCGTAAACGTGAAAATATGCTGCCTGTTGGCATGGACTTTATCAAGCTGGGCCTTGATGCAGTGCTTTATAAGCCACAGACAGGCGAAATCTATACTCCGAACACCGGCGTGAAAGCCAACGTCAACGATGCGGCCGCGCCTCCTAAAGACAGCACTAATTTGAAAGGAGGTGGTAACGATGAAAGTGGAAATTCGCAGTGATAACACTGCAATTATCGAAGGGTATGTGAACGCTGTAGAAAGAATGTCCAGAACTCTGCATGATTATGACGGCAAAAACTTCCGGGAAGTGGTAAAAGCAGGCACCTTTGCCAAAGCGATTGCCACAAACCCGCATGTGAAGCTGTACTTCAATCATGAAAGAGCTATAGGCGGTATGGATGACGGCACCCTGGAGCTGAAAGAGGATAATATTGGTCTCTATGCAAGGGCGATTGTCAATGATCTGGACATTGTGCGGGAAGGCCGTGCAGGAAACCTATCCGGCTGGTCTTTTGGCTTCTGGATTAACCCCAACGGGGAAACATGGCGTGATGATGACCAGAACGGGCGCATCCGTGAGCTGACTGGCATCAGCCTGGATGAAGTATCTATTCTGGACGTCACTCCGGCATACTATGCAACTTCCATCAACATCCGTGATGAAAAGGCGGCACTGAGAGAAATTCGTGTAGTAGATGACAAGACGGATAGCGTTAATGACATCTACGGAGCTTTGGAGCGGAAAAAGAGACAGATTGAAATTTTAAAGATGGGTATTAAATAGGGAGGATAATCATGAATCTGAAAAAACTCATTGAAAAACGTAATGCTTTGGTAGATAAGCTGAATGAAATCGTTAAAAAGGCCGAAGATGAAACCCGCGCCATGAACGATGATGAAAATAAAGAATTTGACCAGGTTACTGCAGAAATCCGTGCACTGGATGCAACCATTGAAAAAATCAGGGTTGCAATGTCCGTCAATAAATCTCAGGAACCGGAAGAACCGGCTGTAAAAAAGGCTGAAAAGAACAAAGAACGTGCTTTTGCCGCCTACATCCGTGGCAACCTGGAAGAATGCCGCGCTGCCGGTGACATGACCAAAACCGATAACGGTGCAGTCATTCCTAAGACCATTGCAAAAAAGATCATTGAACTGGTAAAAGATATCTGCCCAATCTACGCACTGGCTACCAAGTTTAACATAAAAGGAGATCTTGTATTCCCCAAATTTGATGATTCCAATGGCCCCACTGCTTCCTATGCAGAAGAATTCACTGCACTGACTTCTAAGAGCGGCACTTTCAGCGGTATCACTCTGAAAGGCTACCTTGTTGGCGCACTCACCAAGGTTTCTGTTTCCCTGATTAACAACACTGAATTCGACCTGACTGCTTATGTAGTCAATAAGATTGCTGAAGCTGTAGCAGAATTTCTTGAAAAACAGCTGCTTGTTGGCACTGATGGCAAGATGACCGGTCTGGCATCCTGCACCCAGAGCGTTACTTCCGCTGCTGCAACTGCCATCACTGCTGATGAACTGATTGACCTTCAGATGAGCGTTAAACAGAGATTCCAGAGCAATTGCGCATGGATCATGAACACCAACACCTTCAAGGCTATTCGCAAGCTGAAAAACTCTGAAGGTGATTACCTGATGAATCGTGACCTCACCAATGAATTCTCCTGGGACCTTCTGGGCAGACCTGTATACATCTCTGACGCTATGCCGGATATTGCAGCCAGCGCTATTCCTGTATTCTACGGTGATTACTCCGGCATCTATGTAAAACTGGCTGAAGACATCAATGTTCAGGTGCTAAAGGAACGCTATGCAGAAGAACACGTTGTTGGTGTCATTGCATGGACTGAAATCGACAGCAAGATTGTGGAAGAACAGAAGATTGCTAAACTTACCATGAAATCCGCTTGATTTGAGGTGACCTGTCATGAAAATCAAGGCATTGCTTAGCTTCACCGGGGCTGTCACCATGCATCCCGGTGAAGAACGAACAGTAAGTGATAATACCGGCAAGGACCTTGTCCAGGCCGGTCTTGCTATCAAGCTGGATGAGCCAGAGGAACCCAAGACAGAGGAAACCAAAGCAGTGAAAAATCCTCTAAAGGAGAAAGCTGCAAAGGAGGCGTGACGTATGAAAGTATCGGAACTGACCGTTGATTTCCTGCAGGAATACGTTCGTGCGGATGGCAGCGCCGCCACGATGCTTGAACCGATGCTTGCCGCTGCCATTCATTACGTCATGACTTACACCGGACTGACGAAAGCACAGCTGGATGATTATGAAGACATTACCCTGGCGGTGATGGCTCTTGTGGCCGACATGTTCGACGTGCGCCAGTACACTGTGACTAACGCAGAGGTGAATCCTACGGTGAAATCCATCCTTGACCAGCATAGTTATACAGGGCTGGAAGGAGGCATTGACTATGTATCGGAAAGCAGCACCTAACATGTCATCCATTCTGAACCGGAAGATAGAAATCTATCAGCCTGTACAGGGGGATGAGAACGAGCTGGGCCAGCGTGATATCGCTGAAAAGCTTATTGATACTGTCTATGCCGCCATTGTTCCGCAAACCGGCACCATGCTCCACGGCCGTGCGGCCGATACGGTTCTTACCCGCGTCACGCATAAATTCATTATTCGTTATCGTTCTGACCTCACGACTGATATGTATATCAGATACGGAGGCCAGCGGTACGACATCATTTATCTTTTGGATCCATACGCCAATCATGAGCGTTTGGAGATTTTCACGGAGGGGATTATTCAATGATTGAGATGCATTTTGACTTGCATGAACTCACGAAGTTGAGTGATGACTTCCTGGAAGCGGCAAAAGAGAAATTCCCACGGGAGACAAAGAACTTCATGGGCAGGGCAGGAAACCGGATGAGAACAAGAGCAAGAGCCGCCTACAAATCGGATATTAAACATCCCAAAACAGGGAATCTGGTGCGTGGCCTTTCCCGTGGGCGGCCTTACATCTATGGAAAAGATGAATTTTCCGTACGTGTCATAAACAAAGCTCCTCATGCCCACTTGTTTGAGCATGGGCATGTGCTTTGGGCGCATCCGCCAGGTGCTAAACATGCAATCAAGACGAATAGGATGGTTGAAGGACGGCACACTATGGCCCATACAGAAAAAGCCTTCCAGGAAGAATATGAAGGGATGGTTGATGAGTTCGTTGACCAGCTCTTACAGGAAGGTGAAATCTTATGAGCTTAGTTACTCCGGCGGAGGTCATCGCCAGATTCACCAAGATATTGCAGGGCGCTTTCCCTGATGTTCCGGTACAGAATACCGACATCACTGAAGGATTCAAAAGACCCTGCTTTTTCTTTGACCTGGAAGGCGTCGATACAGGCCGTGTAGGCACCTATTATGAAGATGGGCTGTCATTCCGGCTTTATTACTTTGCGGCCGATACCTATAAAGGATTCATTGACCTATTGAAGAAACGGGATGCCATCATACAGCTGCTGCAGGACACTACACGGCTGGATCCAGATGAAAATTCCGAAAAATATGGTTTCGTAATTCAAGCTGATGATACGATCCGGAGCGACATCAATCAGGCTGACAAGGTTTTACAGATTGCTTTTACTGTGGACCTTGTACAGGATGATAACAGACTGCCGGATGCAGAAATCATCGACAGCCTGGAATTCAAACCATCTGCTGTACCATCTACAGATACGGGCCGTTCTTCTACTGAAGATTCTTCTGAATCTGATGAGGAAGAAGATAAAACCTATAAAGTAGATGAATTGTGAAAGGAGTAAATTAGATGGGACTGCCAACAATTGAAGTTGTGTTCAAGCAGCTGGCCGTTTCTGCAATTAAGCGTTCTGAGCGCGGTATTGCGGCTATCATCATCAAAGATGATACGCTGAGTAAAACGGACATCACGAAAAAAACCTACAGATCCAGTATGGATCTTGATTCTAAGAGCTATACCGAAGCCAACCTGAAAATCCTTGAACGGTGCTTCCTGGTTGCGGTGAATAAGGTTGTAGTCATTTCTCTTCCTACTGAAGGGGATTTCAAGGATGCGCTGAAGGTCCTTGATAAAATCAAATACAACTACGTCTGCACCACTGATGCCGCAAACCAGCAGGCTCTTGCAAGCTACGTTGTAGACTACAATGCCACCACCAAAGGCATGATGAAGCATACAGTTTGCATTGTCTACAATGCGACTACTGCTGATTCCAAGTATGTAATCAACGTAAAGAATGCAACTGTTACGGAAATTCAGACTGCCAGCGATGGTACCAAGAGCAATGTTTCCGTGGCCATGAATGAATATCTGCCGCGTCTGTGTGCTATTCTGGCTAATCTGCCAATGAATCGGTCCTGTACTTCCTACGTGCTAGAAGATCTGGCCGATTGTGCGGATGTGGCCACAGATGATACAGACATTGACGGCTGGATTGATAAAGGTTACTTCTGTCTGTATGTGGATGACGATGAAGTCAAGATTGCAAGAGGCGTCAACAGCCTTACCACCTTCACTTCCACTGATACGGAAGACATGAGCCACATCATCATTGTGGAATCCATGAACCTGATCATTGAAGATATCGCTACCACCTTCAAGCAGAAATACCAGGGCAAATACAAGAATTATCTGTCTAACCAGAAGCTCTTCATTGACGCGGTTGATGCTTATTTCAAGGAACTGGAAAAGGAAGAAATTCTGGATCCGGATTATACCGGCAACGATGATGCAGGTACCACAGGCAATGAAGCCTACATTGATGTAGAAGCCCAGAGGAATGCCTGGCTGTCTGTTGGTAAGACTGCTGCAACTGACTGGACTGACGATAAAGTAAGAAGCATGGCATTCAAGACCACAGTCTTCCTGGCTGCCACGGTCAAGATTCTGGATGCTATTGAAGATCTGAAATTCGTCATTACTATGGAATAAGGAGGTGGCATAAATGGATAAAGGTGTAACCAATAAAATCATCCGCGGCACTAATGGCCGACTTTGGATGAATGACAAGCTTCTGGCCAATGTCAAAAGCTTTGAATGCAAGCTGAAACTGAATTATGAAGACATCGATGAGAACGGGAACCCCATCCAGCAGCGCCGCTATACAGGTGCCTCTATCGAAGGTACCATGGTACTGCACAAGGTTGATTCCTATGTGCTGAAACTGATGAAAGATGCAGTTCTGTCCATGGACATGCCTGACATCAATATGGTGGCTAAGGTTTCTGATCCATCCGTAACCGGCATGGAACGTGTGAAGCTGTCCAACGTCACTTTTGATGAAGTAGGCATGGCAAGCTTCGAAAACGCCAAAGTCGGTGAAGAATCTATTCCTTTCCGCGCTGGCGGCTATGTACCGACTGATACAATCGATGACTTTAATTAACAACAAGGCGGGCTAAAACCCGCCTTGCACTAATTTTTGGAGGATTAGCCAGATATGGAATCTAAAAAAGCAACTCTTGAAGAGCTTCTGAAACGGAAAATGCAGAGTGAGAACGATAGGAATGCCTTCTTCCCCATTGAAAGCAAAATCGGTCTGACTTTCATGGTGCAGAAACTCCCAATTGATAAAGTCATTGACATGTTTGATGACCTCAATGTCATCAATGGCAAGACATCTACAAGGGAAAGTTTTGAAGGGGCCGTCAAGATTATCTACGAATCCGTCCCAATGCTGCATGATGAAAAACTTAGAAACGGGCTGGCTGAACCATATGATGTAGTTCCCGCGGTTTTTGGGGATAACATTGAAGCCATTGTAGACTTTGCTCAGGCAATCATTGAAAAGTTCTATGTTGGAGCAGAAAGTGCAGTTCAAGAAATAAAAAACTGATGAAGCGTGACCACGAGTTACTTGTAATTCGTTACTACATAGAACGTGGTCACAGCATTCATGAACTTGAATCTCTCACTCCCATGGAATGGCTTTTCTACCAGCTCCATGTGGACTTGATGGCTGAAGATCAAGAGAGAATAACTAACGGGAAAGGGGGGTAAGGCATGGCAAGAGGCATCAACGTTCTTCTGACACTGGTAGATAAGTTTTCACAGCCGCTTAAAAAGGTGGCCGGTGAAACTAAACAGGCTACCAGGCAGATTAAAAATGCCCAGAATATGGTCAATAAATTTGCCGGTGGTGCGAACGAAAAGTTCCTGTCACTTGCCGGATCCGTGGCTAAAATCGGTATGGGTATTGCGGCCATTGGCACTGGACTTGCCATAGCAGGCGCCAAAAACTTTGCTGATGAAGCCATAGAGAAGGCAAATGCTCAGGTGGCCGCTGAGACCAAACTGGTAACGATTCTGGGAGATGTCAGAGCTATTCAGGAGCAAGGTGCCGGAGCGGCTGAACGGGCGGCTAAGTCTCTGGGAGAATATGCATCCCAATTGCAGACTGTCGGCGTTGTTGGCGATGAAGTTACCCTTGCCGGCATGGCACAGCTGGGAACTTTCCAGATGACGGAAGACCAGATAAAGACCGTTTCTGACGGTATGCTTGACCTGCTGGTCAATCAGAAAGGCCTCAACGCCACGCAGGAAGATGCGCTGAACGTGGCCAACATGATTGGTAAAGTCATGATGGGCAATGTTGGCGCACTTCAGCGTGTAGGTATCTCCCTGGATGATTACCAGGAGGGCATCATTAAGACCGGCACGGCCGATGAACGCGCCGCCATGATTGCAGAAGTCCTTGCCCAGAACGTCGGCGGCGTCAATGAGGCCATGAGAAAGACAGATGCAGGCAAAGCCGCGGCCATCATGAATGACTACGGCGACATGCAGGAAGAAGTCGGTAAACGGCTGAACAAGGTTCGTACAGGCATCATGACTGCCTTTGCAGGAATGATTACACCATTAGGAAATGCCCTGGCTCCGATCATGGACCAGCTTGTAGTAAAGGTGGATGAAGCACTGCCGGCTATTCAGGAATTCGCTAATAACCTTGCGGCGGCGCTGCCAGGAATCATTGAAAGTGTTGGTAATGGAATCAGCTTTCTTGTTCAGCACATTCAGGATTTCATTGGCATCGCCAAAACTGTTGCTCCGGTCATTGCCGGCATAGCGACAGGATTTGCGGCGTTCAATGTGATTAGCGGCGTCATCAGTAAAATTCAGATGCTGAGGACACTTCTCAACGGCATCCAGCTTGCCGGCGGCGTTGTCCAATTCGCCGCACTCTTGAATCCGATAGGATTAGTTGCGGCCGCTATCGGCGTGTTGGCTGTAGCATTCTACACACTTTATACACAGTCTGAGCCTTTTAGGAATGCAGTGAATGATCTGGCATCTCAGCTACTGGCCTTGGGAGAGCTTGTTGCCGGTTTCCTGGCACCTGTTTTTGAAGTCCAGTTTGCAATTATTTCTTCTGTAGTAGAAACGGCTGTGGATGTAATAGGCGGCGTACTGACAAATGTAGTCAATGTGCTGTCTAATCTCATCGGTTTCATTGTGAATGTGTTTACCGGAAACTGGCAGGGATCCTGGCAGAATGTGGTGAACATCTTCCAGGGAATCTTTGACACACTGGCAAGTATTGCGGCCGCTCCACTTAATTTCATCATCGGCTTGGTGGATAAAATCGCCAGCAAGGTAAGCTCTATACACCTTCCTTCCTTTGGTGGTGGCGGGGACACTGGCGGCGGTGAAAGTGAAGACAATAATGCCTTGGGCACCACTTACTTCCGTGGAGGTCCTACCATGGTTAATGAAAATGGCGGCGAGCTGATTACACTTCCATCCGGAAGCCAGATCATGCCGCACCGGGAACTGCTGCAGCTAATCAACAATGGGGGAAGTGGTGACGGCGTAACAGTAAATCTATCTGTCCAGGGCAATGTGATTGGAAACCAGGACTACATGAGACAGACCGGTGAATATATCGCGGCCAAAGTCCGTGACGCATTGAGGAACAGCTAGGAGGTGGGAAAATGAGCTTACTGACTGATATACTGCTTCATTATACGGGCTCTTCATACAGTGATTTGACCTCCGCGCTGAAATCCCGCATCAATATTGTGTTGAAGGTGGATAACACCACAGACAGCATTGTCTTCCCTGTTGTTCCAGGCGATTTTCCGGATATGAACAGCCCACAGGATAATGACACCTTTGAAGCCGTGACCGGTGACATTAATGTCATTGGTGCTCCTAAGCTTCGAACATTATCATTCTCCAGCATCTTCCCTGTTAATAAGAACTATCCATTCATCCGTGCACAGGCCAGTTACAAAAATGGGTGGGAGTATGTGAACTGGATTGAGAAATATCGCCGCTATGGCGTGGTGTTTCGCTTGATGTTCGTTGAAACATTCGGAGCGGTAAAGCTGGATATGCTCTGCACTATCGACAATTTCGTATACCATCAGGAAAAGAACAACGATATCAAATTCCAGATTGATTTCCGTGAGTACAAGAAGCCGCCGGTAAATATTGCAGCCAGCCAGGCATCTGAAGGAGTGATTGAATGAATAACTTCAAACTGACCTACTCCTACAATGGCACAACGAAAGATATTACCGGCATCACAAGCAACTATACCCGTGGAGACCAGATTGACCAGTTAGGTGAAGAATTCGATTTCGACCTGATTGATAATCCGCTTGACGTCAATTACCAGGGGAACCGGTTGGAGTTCGGCGGGAAAATCTGCTTCGAAAACAACGGTAAGGCAGTCTATACCGGAATCATTGAAGAAGAATCAAGGGAAGGGCTGTCAAAGTACAAATACAAAGTATATGATTACGCATGGTTCCTGAATAAAGACCAGGTATTTGTGCAGCTGGTGGACTGTACTGCATCTGATGCTATTCGAAGGATCTGTGACCAGAAGGGCATTGAAATCGGAGAAATAGCAGAAATGAATACGGTCATCAACAAGGTCTATAACGGAGATGAAGTTTCCAAAGCGCTGAAGGATATCATTGCTCAGGAAACAGATGCCACCGGCATTGAATACCGGATGGAAGTCCGGATAGATAAGCTATATATCACAAAGCGGGATGACCTGAAGATTACTGCTACCTATCAGCTGGCACCCAATGAACAGCCCTTCGATATCACCAATGTGATTGGTGATTACCAGGCAGACAGTAGCGTGAAGGATATCGTCACGAAGGTTGTTGTCACATCTGGGAAGGAAAAGGATGTGGCCGTTGTAGCCACTGCTGAAAATGAGGATGCTGCCAAAGTCTATGGTGAAATTGTCCATTATGAAAAGGTTACGGACAAAGAAAAAGACGATGCCCAGAAGATTGCAGACAAGAAGCTGAAAGAGCTCTGCAGGAAAAAAATCAGCAAGCGTCTGAAGCTTTTCGGATCCGATGAAGTCAGATCCGGCAGGGTTCTCACGTTCAACAGTGAAGAGCTGGGCCTTATTGGTGATTTTTTGGTAATTTCTGCCAGTCATACCTATGACAACATCAATCATTTTATGACGTTAGAAATCCAGTCTACAAAAGACAATCAGGAAGGGGCGGTGTAAATGGCTGCTGATACCTGGGCCCAGGAGATGGCTAATCAGTTCAAAAAGCGGGACAATCCAAGACCTATCAGCAACTGCATCGGCCTGATTCTTCAGACCGGTGATGACTGGAAGGTTTCCATACAGAATGGTGCCTACATCATCGACAAGAAAAATGGCTACATCTGCCGGCACATCCTGCAGAGAGCCAGTGATTTTACGATTGATTCTGAAAGCCAGAGCGGCAGTCTGACAACCGGCAGCTGCACCGGCGGCTATAAGCACAGTGGAAGCAGCTATTCCACATCTAACACAGCCACAGGCCATGTCACACTGCATCCGATTGATGACTGGAAGCCTGGAAATAAAGTGATGGTAGCTCCAACAGCGGACAACCAGCGCTTCTTTATTGTGGATATCATCGTGTAGGAGGTGTGATTTATGTTTCCCTCCGATATTGATCTGAACGATTTGACCGCCGCTGTTTCTACAACCGATGCAAACAGCAGCACATCCGCGGCGACAACAGAGGTAACGACTTTAGGCCGGAGCCCATATTTTGATTATAAGAAAAAAGAATTCGTGATTAACTCCGGATTTAACCGTGAATGCACGCTGACAGAAAGCATCGAGCAGCATATCCGGCTGTTCATCAACACTATCAAAAACAAGTATGCCATTTATGATAAATATTTTGGAGTTGATACTGATGGTCTTGTAGGCTATCGGCTGCCCAGATCCGTAGCCATTGCTACGATTAAGCAGCAGATTTCTGATGATTTACTGAAAACCTGTCCGGTAATCAAAGAAACAAAGGACTGGACGTTCTCAGGTGAATCCGGTGTATTTAGCTTTACAGCAGTCATGAATGATGGTGTAGAGGTGGTGATTTCAGAAAATGTATACGATTAACCAGATTCACAATACAATTCTCCAGGGAGTTCCGGATGACTACCAAAAAGCGGAAGGCTTCCCCACTTATGACATTACCCGTGGTGTTTCCTTTGGGCAGTTTCAATTGTGGAAGAAAGCCTTCCTGGTGGAAGAAAAGCAAAATGTAGATAATCTGGAAGGTACTGAGCTGGATTCATGGTGTGCACAGCGTGTCGGCCTAACCAGAAACAGTGCTGTAAAAGCAAAAGCAGTCATTCAGATTGTTTCCGGCGGCGGGCGAATCGTTGCCGGTGACTTGTTTGAAACGGTTGACGGCATCCAGTTCGAATCTACAGAAACCAAAACAGTCGCTCAGGGAGATACCTTCAATGTGCAGGCTGTAGTTTCCGGCACAAGTGGAAATGTGACCGCTAATACCATCACTCAGATTCCCATCACCATCAATGGTATCGGTTCTGTTACTAATCCGGATCCGGCAGAAGGCGGCTATTCAGAAGAGACGGATGATGAATTCCGTACACGCTATTATGAAAAGCTACAGATTCCTGCTACATGCGGGAACAAATATCATTACCTGGCATGGGCAAAAGCTGTTGATGGCGTGGGCAATGCGCGTGTGTTTCCCTGCTGGAATGGCCGTAACACTGTGAAAGTGGTCATCATAGGAAATGATAATAAACCGGCATCTGACAGTCTGGTGCAGTCCGTCCAGGAATACATCGATCCAGGCAAAACCGGATACGGGGAAGGCCAGGCTCCTGTAGGTGCGGTATGCACAGTGAAATCGGCTGACACGGTATCGGTCACGGTATCGGTCACGGTATCGGTTTCTACATCTGAAGATCTTGCAACTATCAAAGAAAATGTGACCAAAGCGATTGAATCCTACATCAGCTCCCAGGCATTCGCCGCCGGTGACAGTGAAACGGACTATATCAGCTATGCACGAATCGGTGCGGCCATCATCGGAACTGCCGGTGTACTTGACTATTCGGATTTGAAAGTGAACGGCGGTACATCAAATCTCGTCATTCCAAAGGAATCCGTGGCCGTGTTAGGTGGTGTAACCTATGCTGACTAAAACCATGCTGAAGGCACTGCATGCCTGGTATAGAGAAGATGGATGGGTAAAAGCTCTGTATGATGCCATCGACGCAGACATGACTGGTGTTGATGGCAAGCTGATGCAGGACTACTACAACCTCTTCTTCGACAAGCTGGATGAAGATGGCTGCAATGTGCTGGAAAAAGATCTGGGACTGCATCCGGCCAAAGATGCCACGCTGGACATGCGACGGAGTGATATTCAAATAAACTGGCTGGCAAAGCAGTTTGCATCCATGCCGGCTATCCAGCAGATGTGTGATGGAATCTACAATGGAGACTGCACAGCTGAGTATGACGGTGACGCTACAATCACGTATGCTTTCCGTCATTACATGGAACCGGCTCCTTATACGGATGCCCTAGTAGCTTCTGTAGACCGCATTAAGCCGGCACACATTGATTACAAGTTCAGGTACATCTACAACAAATGGCGTGACTATTACTATCCGTTATTCTGGTCCAATGTCAAAGCAAAGCCCTGGACAGATGAAGAATCAATGATATGGTCTGATAACTATGCACTCCGGCATAACTGGTCATACATGAAGACCAGGACGTGGAAAGAAACCTTGATTAAAGATGTTGACTAAGTTGACTAATAGGAGGAACAGAAATGGCAACAAGAACAAGTTACCTCAACTTGATTAAACCTGACTACACTGATGCTGCAGATATTGCAGATATCAATGCCAATATGGATACACTTGATAATACTATTCAAGGTCTCGATGAAACCGGCTCTAAATCTTTGACAGCACACAATAATGCAACAGATGCACATAGTGCGATGCAAACAACAATTTCTGATACATTGGCTCCAACCGCAGACTTGAATACCATCTGTAATTTGCTCAGCAATCTGGGCAACAGAATCAAAGCAGCTACGGGGGCCGATGGATGGAAAAGAGATCCAGCAACTACGCTGGCTTCACTCGCAACATTAGTCTCTAATCTATCGAGCGGCTCTGATGTTACCTGGTCCGGAACGAAATTCACAAACGCCAAATTGGGCATTTCCGGCGTCATTGACACAAATGGCTATGTTTCTTTCGGTCCAAACTTCGGGGGATTAATTATACAGTGGGGATTTTATTGGACTGGTGACTGGACCGCTGGAGTAAGCCATTTTTATGCTCCATTGCCTATATCATATTCATCATCCGGCTACAACGTAGTTGCTGTGGTTGGTGGTACTGGCCCAAATTCCGAAATTACTAACTTTGCTTTTAACCCTTCCGGTTTGTCGAAGATTGAAATAACATTTTCTGCTACTTTATCTGCGACAAAATATCCGTTTTATTACATTTCAATCGGAAAGTAAACTGTATCAAATTCCCATTGCTATTATGTTCTTCGGCTTTGCTATTTGGCCAGTTTGACTTTCAGATGCGCTCCACGCTGTTACAGTGCTTAGGTCACTATCATTTAATACGGACACATTTTCATAAACCCAGTCACTAGTAGCGCAGGTGCCCAAAACTACAAATTTAATTTTACTGAAAGCGATGGGGAGTGTGATTACCTCATCTGTAGTCGCTTTTCTCCACTGTCTATTTGCCGATGCAAATCCAGTGAACATATGCAACATCATTATATTCGCCATTTGGGTTAAAGGTTTTAAATCCAGTTTGAGTTAAACTATATTCATAAGTCGAAAGAGCAATGACATTGATTGAATTATTCCCGATATGTATACCTATAGCCTTGAATTTTTGGGTGCTAAACGCTATCGGTAATGTGCAAGATGTACTGCTGTTCTCTTGATTTCCCCACTGTAGAAGGATGTTTGTGAACAAGCACAAGAGAAGTAGGGAAGAGGAAATTTTATGATTTTTTTTGAAAATAAAATCCATGAAAAACTGCCCAAATATCAGATATCCATAATCGTAGAAGCGTAAATATCTGCCAATCTGGCTGATTTATCCAGTATCAATAGTAACAACCATCACGCCACGGATAATGCAGATAATACGGTAATGCGTGCGATTGATTGAGTAGCGTACTAGTAACACTACTTTAGCAGCTCTATGCATTTTCGTAGCTGCCGCAAGCCCTTGTGTGTGTAAACCCTTTCAGTCACATCTCCTCCGGCATGACCTAATACACGCCGTTTTGCTGTTTCATTGGCTCCTGCATTGTCCAGCAGTGTTGCTACAGTATGGCGGCAGTCGTGGGTTGTATGACCATCAGCTTTGATGGAGTGCATGACCTCACGCCAAAGCTGGCAATAGCGACTGTAGTCATATTGCTTTCCTTTGGAATCCGCTATCAGATGCACACCGATTGATTTCATACGGTTTGTAATGAGAGGGAAAATCCGATGATGGATGGGGATGGTTCTGATGCCGGAAACGGTCTTGCTTTTGGTAATCCGGATATAACCTTGACGGAGGTTCACATCATTCTTCTGGAGTGCCAGCATCTCACCGACACGCATGCCGGTGTAAAGCAGTATCAGCACCGTATCAACGCCGAAGTCATCGCAGTGTGCCCAGAGCCGATTAATCTTTTGGCGACTGAATGGGTGGTGCGGACGCACGGCTTTATTTTTCCCTATCGATAGCAGTGGAGCGTAGCATTTATTTATCAACTCAATTTTCAAGGCATATTTTTCAAGCAATGAAATCAAAGAGCGGACTTTTTTACATGAACTGTAAGACAGCCCGCTCTTTCGCATGTCATCAATAATCTTCTGGTAGTCTGCATATTTCAGATCCTGTATTGGCTCATAGTGAAGAGGAACCAAGTGCTTGAATGAATTGGTATAGCTGTCAAGTGTTGACTGCGATGGTGCGGTGTTGGCCGTGTGGGCAGGCAGCCACCTGTGGTACAGCTCAGCAAGAGTTATTTGATGTCCAGGAAGGGAGCGATGGAAATGAAGTTTATTGTAGTCGGACTGATAGATTTCAGCCTCCACCTGTGTTGCAAAGTATTCGACAGGGCGTTGCCTCCCTGCATCGCTTACTACAAAAACAAACGGCCGCCTCCGATTGCCTGACAGCCGTTTGATGCTTCCGTATCCGTTCGGTTTTCTCAATCAAATCATCCTTTCGTAAATAAATTAGGAGGTAAAAAATGAAAGACTACTTAATCAAGTTTAACAGTGACGGCCGGAGAGGCACTACTTATGCCGATGGCGTCCATTATTTTGTCGATCCTGATGGCAATGTTACTGATGGCAGTGTTAAAGTACAGGATCTGCTGGGCCAGGGATTTATTTTTGTAGATGCATCTGATTATGCAAATTTGTTAGGAAATAATTCGGATCATGCAGAATATTGCCGCCAGTCTGATGGGACTTTTGCACCATACGTCGCACCAGAACCAACTGCCGAAGAAAAAGTGGCAGCCCAGAAGGCTGAGCTGGCTTCAGAATATGAATCAAGCAAAGCGGAGATGCTGACAGCTCTGCAGGCGGCACAGCTTGCCGGGAATACTGATGCAGTGACAAGCATCCAAAAAGATTACCAGGATATGACAGCAGCTTATAAAGAAGCTGTGGAAGGAGTGACAATAGGATGAGTTTTTGGAAGAAAAAGAGTTATTGTGAATACTGCGGGAGCGAAAAGAACACTGACGGGAGCTGCAAGAATCCGAAGTGCATCGCTTACAAAAATGCAGAATCCAGTGAAACGGGAAGCACAACCGATAGTAAAACCGAAAGCAAAGAAAGATGATGCTGATGGACAGCGTTACTATCCTGCTTTCAGGGCTGTCATCCCTGCTTACGGGAATTCTCCTATATAAGTTTCGTGAACGTAACGAGGCCGATAAAAAAGCTCTTGAAGAGCAGCGGAAGAAACAGGAAGCTCTGGCAATGGGCGTGGTGGCCATGTTACGAGACCGGTTAATTGACACTATGGATTATCACATCAAAGCGGGATGGGTAGCTGTTGAAAAAGCCGATGTAGTTACCAGGATGTTCCTGGCATACCATAACCTGGGAGGCAATGATGTAGTGAGCCATTCTTACCAGCGCTTCATTGACCTCCCACACTGTGAGTGCAGAGCCGAACGGAGTGATGCCGATGTTCGAGTTCGAAAAGATTGATATTGAAAACATTTTAGTAATCATAGCCTTGTCAGCAAGTCTGATAATGGCTATTTTTTATGGTCTGGATAACCTGGCAATGAGTATTGTGACAGGCCTTCTGGGCTATATTGGCGGAACAATTAAAAGCAATCCGAAAGGAGGTGATAAGA